CGTGGGCGGAAGCGTGAACGCGGAAATCGGCAAAGACCTTGCCGCCCAGGTGGGGCAAAACGCAGATGTAACTGCCGGTTCGCAGATCACATTAAACGCCCCGCTGATAAAGATGCTGGGCAACCTTTGGCATGTTTTATTCAAGGACGGCACATACCTGGAATATGACAGAAAGACCCATAACCTGTCCGGCCATATAAAAGGCAAGGTGGACGGGCTGACAGTGGATGAGAACGCAAAAATCGACGTGGGCGGGGACGTCACCGAAACCGTGGGCGGAAGCGTGAACGCGGAAATCGGCAAAGACCTTGCCGCCCAGGTGGGGCAAAACGCAGATGTAACTGCCGGTTCGCAGATCACATTAAACGCCCCGCTGATAAAGATGCTGGGCAACCTTACTTCTGCAGGTGCCGGCGGGGGCGCTGCAACCGAGACCAAAGAGGCAAACACCGAGCACACCGGCAGCTATACCCTAAACGGAGACCTGGAAGTTTCCGGCAGCATTCACGCCACCGGCGACATTATCGCGGACGGGGCAAACGTAAACCATCATTCGCACTGATTGTAAGCTATGGCAAGCATCGGACAGATCGGAGACGTGGTATTTGAGTTTTTAAGGGGCCCGGAAGAACTGACCCGGGAAATGGCCTGGTCGTATGCAGAGCATGATATCGCCGGCAAAAAGGGCGTGCTCGAATACACCGGGGAAAAACTCCACCAGGTCAAGATGAGAATCCGGATTTCCGCAGTGGCGGGATTTTTTTCACTGGACCCGGCAGCCGAACTCGAAGAACTGGAAAACATGGCATCCGGGCAAAACGGCGCGCCCCAGGCCTGGCCTCTGATAATCGGCACCCGCGTGATGGGGGATTACGTGATAGAAAAGATCAGCGAGGGCTACAAGTCCTTTAACCGGGCCGGGGTGCTTACCGCGGCGGAAATCGAGCTGACACTAAAGGAATACAGGTAATGGAGGCAGACGTAACGCCTGATACAGGCATTAAAATCGGCGCGGCCGGCACGGAGGAAATCGTGCAAAACGTGGCCACCATTTTAAAAACCCGCAAGGGCAGCGTGCCGATGGACCGGGATTTCGGAACCGAGTGGCATTTCGTGGACCAGCCCACGCCGAAGGCGGCGGCCGCGATCCGCGCAGACATTGCCCGCACCGTGCATAAATACGAGGACCGGGCCAGGGTCAAAGAGATCGTTTTCGCCGCTTCCGGGCTGTCGGCGCTTACCCCGAAGGTGCGCATCGAGATCCTTTCCGGCTGATTTCCCTGCTTTCCCACACGCCTTCACGCGATGCTGTATGCCTGTATGTAAAAACAATAATGGAGGCGTGCATGTATATCTGCAAACATTTTGCAATTGAAGAGCTTGTCGGGCCGGATCTTTTCAATGAAACAGATGATCCGGATTTGTTGTGGTGGCTTTTTGACGACCGCCTGCTGCGCGTTGCAGACCAGCTCCGGGAGGCTTACGGGCCCATGACCGTAAACGACTGGCTGTGGGGCGGCGGATACACGGACAGCGGATTCCGCACTCCCGAATCCGGTTATTACAGCATCACCTCCCAGCATTCCCACGGCCGGGCCCTGGATTTAAAACCCTCTGACGTTTCCGTGGAGCGCATCCGGCAGGACATTATCGAGCGTAAACGCGATTACTTGAAGGCCGTTACCGGGCTGGAGCTCGGGGTCTCCTGGCTGCATATCGACGTGCGCAATACCGGCGGCAAACTGCACACCTTCAGGCCTTAAGGGGAGCATATGGTGGAGGGACAGATTATAAAGATTCTAACCGAGCTCGGGCTGCCGCCTGCCATTATCGGCATTATCGTGTCCGCGTTTATCTGGCTGATCACCCGGGGGATCCGCGATGATATCCGCCGGCAGCAGAAAAACCTGGACCAGCACGAAACCGATCTTTTCAATTTGCGCGAAAAAATAAACAGCGTGGAAAAAGACGCCATGCAAAGATACGTGGGCCGCGACGATTACCTGGTCTGGATGCAGCGCATCGAGGCCAAGCTGGATTATTTAAACAGAGGCAAGGAGGAAGAATAATGCGCATGGCTGATCTGGCCAAAAAGGAGGTCCGGGGCTTTGTTTTAAAGTTTTTATACGACGCCTACCCGGAAGGAATCACGCTGAAGTTAATCGAGGCGCTTCTGCCGCCCTGGGGGTATTTCTGTTCCCAGCAGGAGATAAGGGCCGCGGTGCACCACCTGCTGGACAAGCACCTGGTAGACACCCGGGATATTGAGCTGCCGGCCGATATCAGCCCGCAGATAAAAGTGTATCTGACCGCGCTGGGATACCAGTTTCTGGTAAACCGGGAGCGGGACCCGGAAATCATACTTCCCGCGGAGCTCGACAATGCCTAAAAGATCCAAGCTGGAACAAAACAGCGAGATCCGGTCCGAGGCGGTCCGGATGTGGCGCCAGGGGCAGAACTTGGATGAGATCTCGGAAAACATCAGCCTGCGGTTTCCCGACGCCCCGAGCCGCTCCGGCATACACCGGTTTATCCAGAAGATCCGGCCTTTTTTGCAGCTGCAGGAGGCCGGTTTTTTTTCAAACGAGGACCTGGACCTTTTGACCCAGAGCCAGAATCTTGCCTCGATTGCAAACGGCCTTTTGATCCAGTGCCTGGTCAACTGGCAGGACAGCCAGGAAATCGACCAGGATCAGCTGAAAGGATTGCTGTCTCTGGTCAGTTCGGCCGCGAAAATGAGTTCGGCGGCGGCGGGCGTGGAAAAAACAAAGACGCAGCTTTCCCGTCATTACGAGGGGTTAATGAACAAGGTGGCTGCAGCGGCCGCGCGCGCCCTGCCGGATGACGAGGCCAGGGACAAGCTCATGGCGGAGTTAAGAGACGAGAGGGCAATGGCTAATTATAAGCAGCAGGCCTTTAGCCGCGCGATCGCGCGCGCGCAAAAACAGGCCGACCCGGAAAAAGAGGCCCGTCTTAAGCGGGCGGAAAAGGATTTCGGATTTTTCTGCCGCCATTACATGAGCGAGGGGTTTACCGTGCCGTTTGGCAGATACCAGCTCGAAGTGGTCGACATTGTCAGCCGCAGGGGGATCACCGAAGGCCAGGCGCAAAAACTGTCCGGGTATATAAAGCAGGACCGGCAGGACGTGCTGGTGCCCTCGGAAAACCTTTCCGGCCTGCTGGATCTGGAGCCCAGGGACCACGGCAAGTCCACCCGCATGTCCACGGCGTTTCCGCTGTGGCTGGTCTGCACCCGGCCCGGGGTTTTTCCGGTGATCATCGGTGCCAACCGGACCCGGGCCCTGGATTTTCTGTCCACCATCAAGCAGGACATCGAGGACGGAGACCGGATTTTGGAAGACTTCGGGGATTTGAAGGGCCCGACCTGGAAGTCGGACAAGATCACGCTTGCCAACGGAAACGCCATTGCCGCCCTGGGATCGGGCGAGGGGATTCGGGGCATTAAGGACCGCTACCGCAAGCCCACCCACATTATCTGCGACGATCTTTTAAAAGACGACGAGGTGGAAAGCAAGGCCTCCCGGGACAAGCTCTACAAGTGGTTTAAGCGCACGGTCATGAACCTGGGAAAAGACGCTTTTATCGTGTTGGTAAACACGATCCTGCATCCGGACGATCTGCCCAGCCGCCTGATAAAAGAGATCCGGGAAGGCAAGCTGAAAAACTGGTCCGGTTTGTGGTTTTCAGCCACCACCAGGGGCGGGCTGCAGGGCTCTCCTATTTGGCCGGAGCGCTGGAGCATTGAGGATCTGCAGGAAAAGCGCGAGTCTTTGGGCCCGGTGATATACGCCACGGAGTGGGACAACGAGCCGATGGCCGAATCAGACCGCAAGTTCCGGAGGGAGTGGTTTGTAACCTATGATCTGTCCGATGTGAACCCCGCCGGGATGCGGATTATTGCCGCGGTGGACCCGGCCACGGGTGCGAGCATGGGCGACTATTCCGCAATAGTGATCGTGGGAGCTGTTGATCATGTCTTTTACGTGCTTGAGGCCTGGGGCGGCAGGGTGAGCGATATCGGGCTTATTTCCAAACTGGTGGATCTCTACGGGGTGTGGCGGCCGCGCGAGGTGTTGTTTGAAGAGATCGGGTTTCAGCGGATATACAAGGATCTGGTTGTTCGCGAGGCCGCAAAGCTAGGGGTGCCGCTTCCGATGGAGGGAATAAAGCAGTCCGTGTCCAAGCAGCTGCGGATTTCTGCGCTTTCCCCCCTGGTGGAATCCGGGGTGATTCGTTTCCGCAAAAACCAGAGCCTGCTCATGGATCAGCTGGAAAATTTCCCCAGGGATCACGACGACCTGCCCGACGCCCTGGAGATGTGTACATCCAGGCTGATGGGCGTGGGCACCGGCCAGGCGCGGGGGTTTACCTATGCGGTGCGCCGCAAAACCGAGGATATAATAAACAAGGCGAGGCGCTTTTATGGCTAACACATATCTTACATCAACGATTGTAAAGCCCTATGCTGGCATGCAGCAGCTTTTTGACCTGATGCCCAACCCCGACGAAGTGCTGGAGCTGGAGGGCTATGGCGTATATGAAAAAATGCGGGCCGACCCCCATGTGTTCTCATGCCTACAGCAAAGAAAAGGGTGGCTACTGGCCAAAACCTGGGATGTTTTGCCTGCCGGCAATACGGATGCGGACAAGCGGGTATCGGACTTTGTAAGCGGCGTGGTAAACGACCGGCTCAATTTCAGGCAGTTTTTAGAAGACATGCTTTCGGCCCTGGATTACGGTTTTTCCGTTTCAGAGGCGGTATGGGGCCAAAAGGCCGGATCCTGGCTGATAGACAAGCTTGAGCCCAGACAGTGGAGCAGGTTTGCTTTCAAGCCGGACGGCACACTGATGCTGGTGGAGCCTGCCTGGGAGAGAAAGCGCCTGGTACAGCCCTATAAGTTCGTGCTGCACAGAAACGAGCCCAGGCCGGAAAACCCTTACGGCAACAGCGTGCTGACCCGCTGCTACTGGCCCTGGCGGTTTAAGCGCGCGGGCTTTGAGTTCTGGCTCACGGTGCTTGAAAAATTCGGCATCCCCAGTCTGGCCGCTCTTTTTGACGGCCCGCAAAACGAGGACCAGGCCCGCCAGATGGCCGACTTTATATCCGAGCAGCTCACAGAGATGGCAAACGGGGCCACCGGCGCGTTTTCCAATGTAAAAGAGCTCAAGGCCGTGGAGGCAAAGGGCCGGGCCGAAGAATTCCGGGACCTGATTACTGTGTGCAACCAGGAAATCAGCAAGGCGATTTTGACCGTGACCCTGACCTCGGAAGTGGGCGACCGGGGCGCCTATTCCCTGGGCGAGATACACAAGCAGGCCCAGGACCAGCTCGTTAAAAAAGATAGCAACAGCCTGGCTGCAACCGTCAACGAGACCGTGGTCAAGTGGCTGGTGCGCTTAAACTTCGGGGAAAACGTGCAGCCTCCCAGGTTCAGGTTCGATTTGTTTTCCCCCGCGTCCTGGGAACAGGTGCGCGATGCAATGGACCGGGGTTTTCCGGTTTCCAGACGGGCCACCTACGACACCTACAACATTCCGGAGCCAGCGGATGAAAAGGATGTTTTCGTGAGCCCGAAAGCGGCTGCGGGTATCGGCATGAATGACGACAGTTTTTTTTTGCGGAAAAACCGCTCGCGCCTGAGGATCTCGAACGACCCAACCTCGAAGAAGTAGAAGAGGCCCTGGAGTCTTTTAAGGAAGTGGTGGCCGAATCCATGCACGGCTACCTCATGGATGCCCTGCCTGAAATCCCCGGCATGAAACGTCCCGCCGAAGATGCGACAAATTATCTGGAAGAAGCCACCTACAGGCTGTTCATGATCGCCTGGCTGCTGGGCATGGTGCATATCGCCGAGGCCGCCGGCGCGGAAATGGCCGATTTTTCGCCCGAACCCCTGCCGATGGAAGAGGCCGTGGATCAGCTAAGGTCCCGTGTACAGATCCCAGCATCCGAGTTTTACCAGATGGATGCGGCCGTGCGGTTCCGGGCGTTTACTGTGGCCAAAATGGCGGGCATGGACGCGATAACCAGGGTTAAGGAAAAAATCGAAAAGGTTCTGGAAGAAGGTGAAACCCTGGAGGGCTTTATATCTGAGGGGCGGGGAGACGAGCTTTTGGAGCGGGCCGGGTTTTCAAAGCAGTCACCCTGGTACTGGGAAACCGTTTACAGGACAAACACCATCTCCGCCTGGAACGCGGGCAGGTGGTCCCAGATGAGGCGCATTGAAGACACCATACAATATGTTGAGTTCGTGGCCATAGTGGACTCCCGCACCACCGAGGTCTGCCGGCATTACGCGGGTGTTGTCCGGCCCATGAATGACCCGATATGGCAGCAGATCACCCCGCCGAACCACTTTAACTGCAGGTCCACCACCAGGCCGATAATGTCGGGCAGCAGTGAGGCGCAGCAGACAACACCCTGGTCCGAATCTGACGTGCGGGATCTGCCCGCGCCCCAGGAAGGCTTTGACGCAAGTCCGCTATCCCCGAAAGGGTTTGCGCAGATGCCCGACAGCTTGTGGCGGCGGGCAAAAGAATACGGCATTGAAGACGATATTTACAAGGCCGCAGAAAAAGCGGGCGTGAGCCTGGAGGGTGCCGCTGGCCAGTCCGCGCCGGCCGCGTCCGTGCCGCTTAACGTAAAAAACCGGCAAGACATGACAGACGTTGTCAAGGAGCGCTTCGGGCCCATTACCCGCAATGGAATCCAGGACGTGGAGTTCAGGCGGTTTAACGCGTTTATGGGCACAAACAGTTCGGGCAGGATCTCCATATCGGAAAAGGCGATGCGTTTGCCTGACGGAAAAACATTCACCCCTTCAAAAGAGCTGCTTGGTGCGTTTAAAAATCTGGGCAGAAAAGACCTCACGTTTAATCAGGAGTACGCGCTTGAAGCCCTGTGGCACGAGGTCAACCATAACCGGCAGGTCTGGACCTACAGGGTGGCCAATAAAGAGGATATCCGTAATGTAATCATGGAAACGGTCAACCAGTGGACCTCCAGGCGCACTTACCCAGAGATGTTAGACCGGCTGGGCGGGTTTGAGCCGAAATGGCAAAAAGAAGTGATCGAATCGGGATATGGATACGCGCCCTGGGTAAACCGGATGGACCGGCTGGTGGCGCGGCTCGGCCTAAAAGACAGCGATATCCTGGAAGACGTCAGAAAGCTGCATCTGGGAACCGAAAGAATGGAGTACCTGGACCCGCTGTCGGATCTGCTGGCTCAAAAAAGCGGTGTGGGCGCGGGGAAAATTCGCGCGGCGTTAAAGGCGATTAAGCGGGAGGATCGGTTCAAAAGGGAGCTGCGGTTTGTTTATTGATTTTCAGTCCAGGCCCAGCCTGGCCCTGTCGATTATGCCCAGCAGGTTTGTCTCCAGGAGCCTGTTTTCTGCTTTTTTGGCGTATTTCTCCGCCTTTGCCCAGTCCTCTCTTCGGATCAGAAGCCATACGATAGACTCCACCTCTGCATCCGGGTTTTCAGACGGGCCTTGTTTTGCCGCCTCTTGGCTTCCGAACAAAGAGGCAAGCTCTTCATCTGTGGGGTTAAAATCAAACACAGTTTCCATGACTTTAGAATAATAGGATGAGTCAAAAAAGTCAACCTAAAACGTTATTCCCTCGTTTCCCACGCGGGCTGCCGAGTTGATGTAACGTAAGCGCACAAGCAATAAAAAAGGAGGCTGCAATGCTGGGGGACCTACCTGAAATAGAATTTGTTGAAACCGATGCATCCAGGGTGGAGTCCAGCGTGATTACCACCTATGAGGCTATTGCCGAAAAAAACCTGCGCCCCGGGGACCCGGTGCGGCTGTTTCTTGAATCCCTGGCGTATCTGATCGCACAGCAGCGGTCTTTGATCGATTACGCGGCAAAGCAGAATCTGCTGGCCTATGCGCGGGGCGACTATCTTGACCATCTCGGGATCCTGACCGATACCCAGCGCCTGCCCGCCCAGGCTGCCAAAACCACCATGAAGTTTTCCATAGCAGAAGCAATGGATTCGGCCGTGCTCATTCCGGAAGGCACCCGGGCAACTCCCGGCGACCAGGTATATTTCGCCACCGCCGAAGCCGCTGAAATACCCGCGGGTGACACCTCTGTTACAGTCACCGCGGAATGCACGACAGCCGGCGCGGAGGCAAACGGATGCCTGGCCGGCCAGATCAACCGCCTGGTTGATCCGGTCTCTCATGTCACCTCTGTTGAAAACACTACCACCTCCCTGGGCGGCACGGACAAGGAAAGCGATGACAATTTCCGGCAGCGCATCCGCCTGGCCCCGGAAAAATATTCCAGCGCGGGCGCGCGGCTGGGTTATCGGTACTGGGCAAAAGAGGCCCATCAGGATATTTTAGACGTCTCCGTGCTGTCGCCAGTGCCCGGGGAGGTGGAAATATACGTGCTCATGGAAGACGGAGAGCTGCCCGGACAGGAAGTATTGGACGCCGTGGACGAGCAGGTAAACGCGGATCGCCGCCGCCCTCTGTCTGATTATGTAAGCGTACACGCTCCGGAGCAGATCGGCTATGACATTGACATTACCTATTATATCAGCACCGGGGATGCCACGCGCGCAAAATCGATCCAGACCGCCGTGGAAAACGCCGTGTCCGCATACCGCAAGTGGCAGCGCGTAAGCATCGGCAGGGACATCAACCCCAGCGAGTTAATCCGCCGGATCCAGCAGGCGGGAGCCAAGCGCGTGGACGTGGACGCGCCCGCCTATGCCGCCTTAGACAAGACGCAGGTGGCCGCGGAGTCAAGCGTGAACGTGACCTACGGAGGCCTGGAAGATGCCTAAGTATCTAGATGACATCAATTTCCGGGATCTTTTACCCGATTCCATCCGTGATGATAAGACCATCAGCGCCGCGGCAGACGCCCTGGACGAAGAAATCCAGAAAGTCAACAGCCTGCTGGAGGCCCCGGCCCTATATGAGCGCTTGGATGACCTGCCCGAAGAAGCGGTGGACGCCCTTGCCTGGCAGTATCACGTGGATTTCTGGGAGCCGGACCTGGATCTTTCCAGAAAACGGGACCTGGTGCGCGAGTCAATCGCCTGGCATAAATACAAGGGCACCATCTGGGCAGTGCGAAAGGCTTTGACCTGGTCAGGCTTTGGTGACGCCGATATTCTGGAACACCGAAATCTGGTCCAGTCCTGGATCGATTCCGGCGGCAGGTTTATTGACGGCGAGCTTGATATTGACGGCAGCAAGACGCTTGGCGCAGATGCCGGGGAATTTAAGTTTATGACCAAGCACTGGGCGGAGTTTGGCATCCGCGCCGATGCTGCGGATATCGAATTGACCCCGGGAGAGCAGGGCCGGATCCGGCAGATGGCGGAGGTGGCAAAGCCGGCCCGGTCTCACCTGGTAGGCCTGGAATTTTACGCTGTTTATGAGCTGTTATGCAGAATCATGCTTGCCGAGTGGTCTGCTGTGATAAGCGCCATTTTTGATAAATGCGATTCTGCCCGGGTGCCGCATTTTGAGATTATCGGGTGGGGTTGCGATAACATCGGCGGTATCTATGTAGCAGATGAGTTAGACGGCCTGCTGCCTATTGATGGACGGGCGGATTTAGACGGCCAGCGGCCCGATGGCGACCTGCTTGACAACGGACACTGGGGCACATGGCAGGCTGAAATAAGCGCATCTGCTACAGACGCCCTGGGTATGGACCGGATGGTCTCTGATACTTTGGAGCCCAATTACCGGGAAATCCTGGATATGATAGACGGCAGCAGGGATCTGTCAGTGCAGACTATAGACGGCAGTAAGCTGATAGACGGCGGCCGGGAGCTATCCGTGCGGGTGCTGACCCGAAAGACTTATGACATGCTTGACGGCACCCGGTCGCTTGGAGAGCTCCAGGGCGGAGAGGGTGTCTGGCATAACGGATACCTGGAATTCTGGCAAGGTAACACGCATTACAGGGAGGCAATATAATGGCAACAACAATACCGGCAACATACGCGTATCGGGAAAAAGTGGCGGCAGCAGCCGCTGCCGGCGGGAGTCTGCCCGCGGCTGCAGAAATTGCGTTCGGCACCGGGACCACGGCGCCGAGCCCGGGCGACACCTCACTTGAAAACGAGGTGCACAGGCAAAGCCTGGGCTCTGCATCCGCAGACGGCACGATTTTGACCTGCACCGGAAAGCTGCAGGGAGATGACAGCGGGGACAATGAAATCACCGAGGTGGGGGTATTTGATTCCGAGGGCGATCTAATGGGCCGCAGGGTTTTTAATCCGAAGCAGTTAGAGCCAGAGAGTAGCCTGGAATTCACCCTTAATTTCCAATATTAACAGGAGGCGCAAATGGCAAACCTAAACGGCACGCCGAATTTTAAGGAGTATGTCCGGCAGTTGGAGACAACAGACCCGTCTCATCCGGACACCTGGAATCCGAATTTCCAGGATTTGATCAACAACGATGTCTATCTCAAAGACGAGGTGGAGCAAAACGCACAAGACCTTGCATCCCTGGAGTCCACTGTGGACTCTGACATGCAGAACGCCCTGATTGCGGCTGCAATCCAGGCCATCAGCCAGGCCGGGCTGGCAAACCGGGAAATTGAAAAAACCTTAAACCAGCGACTACAGACCGGGGTGGCCACGATTGCAAACCGGGGCGTTATGAACGGGTGCACAGTCACAAAAAGCGATTCCGCTACGCGAAACCTGTTTCTTTCTGCAGGCAGCGTGTTTCTGGGCGGACGCAGGGTGCCGGTGCCGGAGCAGGAAAACGGCGCGAGCGTTCCCGGAAACAGCTCTGACGAGGAAAAGTCCTGCTATGCTTATATCTGGATCGACGAGGAAAACCTGGCTGATTTTGCCTGCACGGATCTGGATGTGGATCCGCCTGACGGAACCCTGACCCTGTATCGCATAGACGTGCCTGCAGGCAATACCGAGGCCACGGACCAGTACCTGGACAACTGCACCCTGGTGGACCTGCGGCGTGTTGAGCCCAACTGGCCCCAGGCCGTGGATACCAGCCCGACCGAATACGTAGCCCTGCCGTATGACATGCTCGATGAGCAGTATGCAGTGGATTTTGATATCGAGGGTTTTGAGGGCAACGCGTTCCAGCTCGGGTACGTGTATGCAGGAGATAAGGCGAGCAACGGGTTCAGCCTGTATTTAAACGGCGCGGTAGACAGCGTACAGATCCGCTGGACCGCCAGAAAAATCGGACTATAAGAGGAGGCTCGCATGATTATTGAAAAAAAACCCGGCAACGGGGAGTACCCGGCCGTGTCCCTTGACAGCGGCGTGATAACGGTCGGAGATCAAAGCGTGGCACTCGATGATGTGCGCGGCGACTCAGAAGAGATTGTCGATTTAAAGCGCGGCAGGGCGTTTCTGGCAAACATCATCGTGCCACCCAACCGGTATGAAATGGTTGATACCGGGGAAACCGACGAAGATGGCAACATCGTGTATGATAAACAACTGCAGCCTGTGGATACCAACCGGCTCCGCGTGATTGTCTGGCCCCAGGTGCAGGAACCCGAAAACCAGCAGGAGGTCTAAATTATGTCTACGATTTTTATCAAGGACAGTTTACGCGCGGCTGTTGAAGCCGCAAGCGGCGGGCACCAGACAGTGCTCTACAACGAACAGGGCTATCCCGGCTATTATTATGTCATTCCTAAGTTCCGTTATGAGGACCTGGGATTTGATGCAGACCTGGGCACTGGCCTGTGCACCGCGTTTCTGGTGGGCGGCGTGGAAAAATCCGAGCTTTTCGTGGGCGCCTACCAGGCCACAGTAAAAAACGGCTGCGCACTGCCGCTGCCGAGCTTTGACCCGACTGCCAGCATTGATTGGGATGCGGCAAAATCGGAATGCGAGGCAAACGGCGCGGGTTATCACATGATGACCGTGCACGAGTGGGCGGCTGTTGCTCTGTGGTGCAAGGCAAACGGGATCATTCCAAGAGGTAACACCGATTATGGCCGCGCTCATGACGCCACCTACGAGGTCGGCCGCAGGCAGGATGGAGAAAATCCGGGCGTGTCCAGCGGCACAGCGCGTATTTTGGCTGGATCCGGCCCTGCAGCCTGGAGGCATAACCATGATTATAACGGGATTTCCAATCTGGTCGGAAATATCTGGGAATGGCAGAGTCTTTTGAAAATTGTTGACGGCCAGATCATGGTTGCAACAGATAATTATTATGACCAGCTCGAGGCCGACTGGGGCGCCCAGGACGCTTATTTTGCCAACCCCAGCGGAACATTGACCTTGCAGACCGGATCCACATCAGGCGATACAACCACTGTGGACGGCGTAGACTGGGATGACGGCACCAGTTTTACATCTTCTGTGGGTAGTCAGCTATTAAAACGCCTGCTTATAGAGCCCTATGGGACTGATATTTTGCAGGGGCATATTTGGGTCAATAATGCTGGCGAGCGTTTCCCGATCCGCGGCGGCTACTGGGCCGACGGCTCCAATGCCGGCCTGGCCGCGTTGACCCTGCGCGGCGAGCGGTCGCGCTCGTACACGAGCATCGGCGTGCGCCCCGCTTTCATTTCCTGATACTCTGGAATCTGATATTCTGTATTTCTGAAAAGGTTTTATGAGCGACACTCAGACATTAAAAATACAACAGAAATGGGAGGATATGGCGCAGTACATGTATGTTGTGCTGCGCCATATCCCGAAAAGTGAAAGGTTCACCCTGGGCGCCGAGATCCGCGGCTGTCTGTGGCGCGGGTTAAGGCTGATCATCCGGGCAAATGCAACCCGAAAGGACCGCATGCGGTATCTCTATGAGCTGGATGCGGAAATAAAGGTCCTGCAAGGGCTGCTACGCACCGGCCGGGGCCTGAAAATTATCGCTCACCAAAAATACGAGACCGCCAGCCTTCTCCTGGTGGAACTGGGAAAGATGCTGGGCGGTTGGATTAAGTATTCCAGAAAATAAAATTTCGGGGCGGGTCCTGCAGCGTTTCCCGATCCGCGGCGGCAACTGGAACAACGGCTCCAATGCCGGCCTGGCCGCATTGAACCTGAACAACGAGCGGTCGAACTCGAACACGAACATCGGGGGCCGCCTCGCAAGCCCACGAGGTTTTCTTGGTAGTTCCCTATAATCCCGAATAGTCCCGGAAAGTAGTAAAGCTGTTAAGCGTCCGCTTGACCCGCTTGTTAGCTGTTTAAAATTGTAGCTTCTCATATTTCCGCCCGACACCGCCGCACTCATCGCATACCCATGATACGGTTTTGCCGTCCGGACCGGCATCACAATCGCCGCCATGTCCACCGCACTTGTCGCAAATAGGCATCAGATCACGGCATGCCCTTAACGCATTATCCCGTATGCCGGACGGCAACGCAGAGCCTAAAGCCATGTTTAATTCGGATTCCAACCACTGTACCACACTGGAAGCCGTTAACCCGCAGACGTCAACCAAGGCAGTAACTATGCGCTCAACCATTTCATCACCCGGAACAAGCGCCCTCGATGCTGACATGATTTTACACTTGGGGCATAGGTACGCCGTCTTGTTCCAAGGGGATACCGTGGCCCATGTGTAACCGCAGGACCTGCACTCAACCATGCCGCACCATTGTTCACCCTGGGCGATGGCATACAATGTGTCGGCAATGGAATCTGCTGTAGCGCCCGCTAATGCCTTAACTACGCCGGGAGGTGAAAGGTCCTCCCGTGGGCAGTCTTCGTAGTTTGGCTCATAATCAGTAAAATCCTCACCGACAAACTCTATCATCGGGCCAAGCTCTTCTTCCTCATCGATATCAAATCGATTATCGGTTCCGGGCTCAATTCTTCGGACTATGTGCCAGCGTTCACCTCTTCCGTCTATGTTTGTTTTCAGCCAATATATTTCCATATTTCCTCCTGACAGATAACGGTTAAGCTATGCGGCGCGCTGTTTGCGTCCGCACAAGCGACTGGTTAAGTGTTGGCGCAAGCACAATATTTGCCCCCCCCCTAAAATGTTTTTGAAAATGAAACGCGCCGACTGAAAAACCAAATGGGAACCCGATTGTTAAGCCTGAACCATAAACACGCATTCCCTTTATGCCTCCGAACTCGTTTATAATTTCCATTATTTTCTTCCTTTGAAAAATTTTGTTAGTAGGTACAAGAAAGCAAACATCCGGTGAAATTTCGAAGCTGTGAACCAAAAATTCCTCAAAAATGCTATATGGTGGGTTCCCAATCACCCAATCAACCGCGTCTTTGAAATCGAAAAAGTTTTTCCCAAGTTCAAGCTCACACCAAAGGCGGCCATCCGGTAAAAAGTTATAGAATGCACCATCTCCCTTGCATGGATCTAAGCAAACACCACCTGGCATCAACCATTCGACAATATCTGCAGCAACATATTCAGGCGTGTAGACAACATCTGACGGTTTTGGTTCTTCTTTAAATAGTGATGATTGAATATGCACTCTAAACACCTAACAAGTGATATACTGCAATTTTGTCGCGTGACGCTCCACAGGGCAAGCCCTGTGGCTTCAAGCGAAGGTTGATTACACATTTGCAATCCTTATTCGTTTAGGGAACGCCACAATTCCCTTTATCTGCTCAACAGTATTAAACTGTATTGCAGTTACTTTTGATTTACGAGCTATATTTATAGCCCCATTTACATAACACCGAAAGTAACGGTGTTATGCGCCCAGTTACGTTTCAGTTATCAAGGAATCCTTGACAACTACCTCAATACCTTACCTTTCTATCCTTAAACCCCCTTACAATTACCTTTGCGTTCATGTAAGCAAGTTCCCAAGGATCGCCCTGGAGCCAATATTTGATTGCCAGGATATAAACGTTGAAAAATTTTTTCATCAATCTTCCTCGCTTTTTCCCTTAAACGCGGTGCATTTTGGCCGCCCATCTTCATCATACACCCATTCTTCAGGGTATTCCGGATCGTCAATCTCGAAAGCCATCGACATGGCCGGGTCGGTCGCGTCCATGTTATTTCACCTCCCATTCTTCGACTTTGTTTCCTCCAATTTTCCCAGCAAGGCTTTAAGCCCTTGGTCGGTGTAGGGCATAGCAATATGCCCTACGATTTGGCCGAGGCTTCTTTGCGCGGCCTCGACTTCGGCAGGTAGAAAGGCGCGGATTTTGCGAATTAGCAGTTTCTGTTTTAGGGGTCTGTGTTCGAACATTCGCTAACGGTCCTCCGTTTGGAGATATTCGCCGCCGAAAAGCTCGGCGATTTTTCGCCCTGCCGTTTTCGTTATCGTTTCGCCGACCATGTATCCCGCCCCATAGTAATCGCGGTCTGAGTCGGAGATTTCCTGAAAACCGTCAAGTTGCGTATCGCACATCAAAGCCCCTCCCGGGCCTCCCCAAAAACGCGGTTTACTATCCATATTCTCCTCCTGATTTAAAAAGCCCCTTCCCGGCCGATCAGCGGGGTATATTCTTTCCGCTTCACCGGGAAGGAGCCATTTGCGGGTGTATTGACCGCCCGGAGAGTGGCGTTAAAAGACGATCTCGTTGTTCCTCTCGTCAACGAGTCGGTTGAATGCCTTCAAGACCTGTTCGAGTTCGATCTTGTTCTTGGGCTCGCGATTCTCGCCGAATACCTTGACCTTCGCCTCGGACGCCAACGCGGTATCGAGATCCTCGCATTGCATGTATTCCTGGTACTCCGGGAGGTCCGCAAGATTGGGGTCGGTCTGGTTGCAGGCGGCGCCCGCCATGACCTCGTCGGCTACCTGCTGAGAAATCGATTTCTCGGCCTCTTTCGCCACGTCGCCAACGACGTGCAGACACTTCGGTGGGGCTACGCCTTCGTAGAAGCTCGCCCACTTTTCCATGGCCTCGGCTTTCAAGGCGTCGCTGGACTGCCTGAAGTCGGCGGCGTTTTTATGCACGAAATCCGCGAACCCGGCCTTGCGAAGGTTGATCCACTTCTGGCGGAAGTGGTTGTCCCAGCGCTCTTGGTCGGATTCCGGCTTTTCGGCTTGACTGTCGGTTTTTTTGTCGGCTTTCTTCTGCCCCTTGAGCTTGTCTTTCAATCCATCGGTTCCCTTTTTGTCCGTCTTTGCGCTTTCGCCGGGCGTAAACCAGTCCGCGGGGGCGCTCATGCCGTCCTTGAGGCTGTTGTAGATTTTTCCGAGCGACACCATAAGGGCCGGGGTGATTGCGTCGATTCGCCTCTGGATTCTTTCCTCGATCTGCTTTTTGGTCACTCCGAACGCGGAGAACTTTTCAAGCAAATTGGCGATTCTTTCGGGGGTCACGTCGGCCTTGGTTTTGAGCGTAAGATTACATTGATTGACGGCGGCCTCCACAACATCGCCGGGGATAACACCGAGGATGCAGGCGCGGAGTCTTCGGGCGGCGTTGTTGGCTATGTGCTCGTAAATGTCGCGAGGGTCGCTTAATTGATAGCCGCCTTTCTTGGTGCTTCGCCAGTGTTTGACTTGGAATATTTTCGTCTGCCTCGTGTTTGACTCCATATCCCAGGCATAAGCCTCGACAGTGGAAGCCCCGTTTTTTTGCTCAAGCTCGCGAATTCCAAAGTCCAGATTACCCCATGCCTGTGCTATGGCCTCGGCAAGTCTGATGGAAGGGCCGGTGATGTCCGTGCCGCCCCTGAAATAAGTATAAAGCGCCGATTCGGCCAGGGATTGGCGTGTGCAGGCGTTCAAGATTTTATCCATACACTCGATTTGGTTTCGCGGAAAACGCTTTGCAATCGCTATCGCGGCTTGAGCCTCCGCGACCGAGCGGGACTGCTCTATTTCCACCATTGCGCCGGACTGGTTCGGGGTGATCGCCATGCCATTTTGAAACGGGTTTGCCGTGAGTTCCTTTGTCATTTTGCCTCCTTATTTAAGCAGAAACCGACGAATCGGCTTGCTTTCGGATAGATAATTTTCGTATAGTTCCGGGTGATCCTTAGCGAACGCCTTCGCGTCGAACCGTCGCGCCCCGTTGCCGGATTTCCAGGTCGCCAGAACCGTTTCGCCGTCAACGAGCGTGTCGGCTTCGCGAAGGTGATCCATCACGATTGCCTTTAAAGCGTCCTCGTCCTTTCTGAGCGACTTAACCTCCTTCAACTGTTCGATTGCCCTTAAAACCTCGTCCGTTACCTGAACCTTTTTCGCCTCCGACTTTCCGAATTTGTGTTGCAGATCGGTCAAGGTTTCGGGCTCTGGCGGGTTGTTGCTTTTCACCCGCTCCCAAAACTTGGCTTCGCGCTCGATCATGATTTCTATAAGCTCGTCGTCGCGGGGAACCTCGTAAATCCTGAAATCCGAGCCGCCGATTAAAACCGCCACGTCGGAGCAGTCGAAGCCTGTAACGGCCATGTAATGCTGGACTTGCGCCTGGTAGTAATCGGGTATCTCGTCGGTTCTCGGCTCGCCCCAACCATTGGCGGTGCGCGATGTTTTTATCTCGAGAACCCGTTCGTTTCCGGTAACGCCGTCCAGGTTGGCGAGCATGAAATCATATACCGGATGAACAAGAATCTCCGTCTCCTTCGGGATGAATACTTGGTTTCCGGTTTCGTCTGCGTACTTTTGCCGGACGACCGGCTCAAGCCTTCTGCCCCATTCCATGGCCGGGCTGTCGAAGTCTTCGGCGCCCTCGGTCTTTTCGACGAACAATTGGTAAGGGGTCTTCCATTTGGACAACCCGAGCACCACGGCGGCGTCCGAGCCACCAATGCCCTTTCTTCTTTCTTCGAGCCATTTAAGATGGTTCATGCCAACCCCTCTTTCAGCTAGCTTTGTCTTGATTTGGTCTTTGTTCATAGCCCCGCCCTCCTTAATGTGTCTTCGAATTCCTCGTTTTCCAGCCATTTCCCGAACTCGTGGTCGCAAAAATACGAGTCCAGCTTGTCCGTCAGTAGCGAGCTGGTTAAAGGCCAATAGCGGTTATCCTCCGTCGCCATTTTAAACTCGACGTCAACTGGATACTGGCCTGCGTGGTCGTCGGTTTCAGTCTCGAACTCGGCCAGGAACCGATTCCCGCCGTGTTCGAATTCCCACCTAAACATTGCGCGCCTCCAGCCTCGTCGAGTCCGGCAGGCGGTATATTCCGACCTTCTCCGGCGTGTGCCTGCCGGATTGGGTAGCGCCGCAGTTGCGGCAGTAGTAGCCGATTATTCCGTAGGACAGCACATGTCCGCACTGGCAGCGGCGGACGTCTTTTCCGATTGCGATTTTAGTTTTCATCTTTGGCCTCCTTGTATACACCTTCGCTAATTACGATTTCGCCGGGTTCGGTGTCGCCTGCGATCTCCATGTTGCCGCCGTCGAGTTTTTTAAAGAAAGCTTTTACCGCCTTGTTGTTCTGGATTTCCAGTTCCAAGATTTTCACTAAGCCGCCCTCCTTTCCTCGATCCGGTATTCGCGGACGATGTAGCACCCGCCCGCGACGACGATTTCGTGTACTTTTCCCGTTTCCGCTTCGAGCTTATTGCGAAGCCTCACCGCCATTCCGTACTCCATGATTTTTTCTACCGTCATGACTTCCTCCTTGACTTGTTGTGAGTTAAAGCCCCTCCCCGGCCGATTGGGGATCTCCTTTCTCAGGTTTACCGGGTCGGGGCTTTTGTATCCGGCGGGTGACGAGTCCGCCGGGACAGTGGCTTGGGTTCGCGCCCCCGCCCCTCTCGATGCCGTTTCACCGGCCGGGGGGCTCTCGCGGCTTACGTCGTCCGTGCCCTGCGCGAGTGGCGCTCGAACTGTGAGAATTTATATCATCAAGTGAGTTTTTCTGTCAAGGTGTTTTTTACAAGAAGTGAGTTTTTTTTTGGGAGCCCCTTCCCGAAGCGGAGCGGGAGAAACGGGAAGGGGCAGGGAAGGGCTACGAGGAAAGCTTTTCGGTCACGAATCGCAAATGTCGGTAGTCTTCCGGACTGGAGTCCTTTTCCTTGATAATACGAACGACCTTCTGTATCAATTCAAGGTCTTCGACTGAATAGTCGTTTTCGTCCGACAAGCACGGAAACCGGAACATCGAGAATTTTCGCTATCGTCATCAGTTTCTCCCTGGAGGGTTTGCGCTTGCCTTTTATTATCATGTTAATGGCCGAATCGGTTGAATACCCCACAAGCTCGGCAAGCTGAGTCTGCGTCAGCCCTTTCAGCCATGCCAACTTACGTATCTTCTCCCCGAGCACGTTCTTTTTCATTGTTCCTCCGTAAATTTAAATTTTACATCATTCTTACTCGGAGAGAGTGAGGCTGTCAATAGAAATATGCAAAATCGTTCTTGACATTAAAATTCACTCGGTGTTAGTATCCTCGCATGATGAGAGAACGACTGATAAAACAGATTAAAAAGAGCGGTTCTTACGGGAAGGCTGCGGCCGAAATCGGAATGAGCCGACAGAGGCTATGGCAAATCGCGCAGGGCGATACGTGCTCCTACTATTTCGCCTCGAAGCTCGAAGAGTACTCGGGAATAAGCGCGACCGAATTTCTATACAAGAAACCGTACAACGGTGAAAGCAAAAGCGCGACCGGATAAAAATTTTCTTCGACACCCCGAGGGCCGGGATCCCGGAGTTTTGACTTATGGCTAAATATCGAGGAGTTTTGACTTATGGCTAAATATCGAAAAATATCCGTTTTGATTTGGAACGACGCGAAGTTTACGAGTGTTTCGGATGATGCTCAGTTTCTTTTCATCATGTTGCTCACTCACCCTCACATGACCAGTGTCGGCGCGATGAGAGGCACCCTGGAAGGCCTTGCCGCCGAGAAAAAATGGACGCACCAAAGGCTTTCGAAAGGGTTTGCCGAACTCGTCGAAAAGGGCATGGCGAAGTTCGACAAAGATGCATGTTGCATCGTCCTTCCGAATTTCATCAAGCACAACCCGCCGGAGAATCCGAACGTGGTTAAATCCTGGGCAAGCGCGATGGAGCTTGTTCCCGAGTGCGATTATAAAAACGAAATATATCAAGCTCTTAGCAGTTATATAAATACCCTTCCGGAACCCTTTCGAAAGGCTTTCAAAACCCTTCCCAAACCCTTTCGAATACAAGAGCAAGAGCAAGAGCAAGAGCAAGAACAAGATCTAGAGGCTACGCCTCTTGCTCGGAGCGCTGACGCGAACTCCGAGCCGGAGACCGGCGAAGAAGCTTCCGAAGTTTTTTGCAAAATCCCTCTCGTGGATAAAAGCGAATATCCGGTTACCGAGTCTAAAGTTTCGGAATTTCAGGAGCTATATCCAGCCGTGGACGTTCGGAAGGAGATTTTGAAAATTGTCGGCTGGAACCGCGCAAACCCCAAAAAGCGCAAAACGCGAAAAGGCATCCTTAACCACGTCAATTCGTGGCTTGCCCGCGAACAGGATCGCGGCGGCAGGCATCCGCCGCCGACGTCTTGCGACGCCGAAGCCAAGGGCGTCGGCAAATACACAGAAAACAACGTGATAGCCGCCCAAAAGTGGCTGGAAAGGAGGCAGAGTGAATAAGAACGACGATTTCGAGTTTTTGAAGATTCTGACTGGAATGTGCGAATTGTACGACCGCAAGTGCTCCGACGCTTTTATCGACCTGTACCGGGCCGCGATGGACGGTTATTCGATCGATCAATTTCGGAAAGCGGCCAACGAGGCCGTTCGAAAATTGAAGTTTTTCCCGAAGCCAGCGGAGTTGATCGAACTGATCGAGGGCGGAACCTCGGGCGACAAGGCAGAGCACGAGGCCTACGGCGTGATCGAGCGGATAAGGAACGTCGGCAGTTACGGAACTCCGAAATGGCATGATCCGGTGACCTCTGCGGTCATGACGAAGCGTTTTCGGTGGGGGGAAGTGTGCGCGACTCCCGAAAAGGACCTGAAATGGTTCGTCCGGGAGTTCGTAGCGGCCTACAAGAGTTACCAGGGCGGCGGGCTCCCGGAAATCGAACACGCCGGAAAGCCGCCCGCGAAGCTCATCGACTTGGCGGGCAGGATCGGGAGGCCTGCACAATGATTTCGCTTCAATTGCAGGAATACTTAATCGCCAAATCTGTCAAGGTTGTCGAGGTCCCTTTCGCTCCGGTCGGAAAGCCTCGCATGACCAGGCGGGACAAATGGAAGAAGCGGGATTGCGTGGTTAGATACCGCGAGTGGTGCGACGCCTTTCGCGCCTGCATCGGGAATGTTCCGGACGCCGTTGTCGGTGTCTCTTGGATCGCGACGATCCCTATGCCGAGGTCCTGGTCGAAGAAGAAGAGGCTGGAGAGGATCGGAACTCTGCACGATTCTCGTCCCGACCGGGATAATCTCGATAAGGCGATCCTTGACAGTTTGTTTGCGGAAGATTCCGGGATCGCGTTCGGTTTCGTGGCGAAGTTTTGGGCCGAAGAAGGCGGAATGACGGTTTATTTTCACTGAACACAGGAGACGAAAATGCTTGAGCCGCAATGGTTTGAAACATGGTTTGCCGAGCACTTCCCGGACCGGCATTACGGCCCGCTGGAGGTGGCCTGCGCCCTGGGCGTGGACAAAAACGTGGTCTACCGGGCCCTTGCCTACGGGGAGTTAGACGGCATCCGAACGGGTCGCAAATGGATCATTCCGCGCCAGGCCGTGCGCGACTGGCTGCTTGAGCGGGTGGCCGTGAATATCGAAAGTTGAAAGTCACAAGGTGAAAGGCTCAAGAAGAAAGGAGCTCTGTCTTCTGCCTTCTGCTCTATTCCCTCGTTTCCCACACGCCCGGATCAGCTCCCGTAAAATGCATGCCAGAAAACAGGTTCAAGGTGCAAGGCACAAGGTACAAGAAAAAATAAGATGTAAACCCTTTAATCCTTATGCCTTTCACCTTGAGCCTTGAACCTTAAACCTGTTTTCTGGCATCCGAACGGGTCGCAAATGGATCATTCCGCGCCAGGCCGTGCGCGACTGGCTGCTTGAGCGGGTGGCCGTGAATATCGAAAGTTGAAAGTCACAAGGTGAAAGGCTCAAGAAGAAAGGAGGTTTGAGCAGTTTCTGAATAATTGACTTTTCTTCCTTAATCCTGAACAAACCATTTGACAAGGAGGTGAAAATGATGTATACTGTAGACGAGATTGGTGAGGATTTCGTGGTGGTCAATGGCGAACGGCTTGAAGTTGATCCACCGTTTGAGACCTTGCCTGACAAACAGGACTACGAAAACTGGCTGAATGAGGTAATGACGGATGCTGTTAAGGCAATCGGAAGTAGAGAAGACCTACAGACTTTCCAAGACCACCTTGCATCGGTGGCTCAGGGATGGAAAGCTGACTGACCATCGCACTGTTGGTGGGCACCGTAGATATGACAGCGCAGAGATTGAGGCCCTGTTGTCTGTATCAGATGGAGTTACTGTCACAGAGAAAGATGTAGCTTTGTATGCAAGGGTTAGCACGCAAAAGCAAGCGGAGAATCTTACCCGCCAACACGAGAGACTTATCGAGGCTTGCAGAGAGCGTGGCTATCGCATCGTTCTTGATTGCTATGAAATTGCTTCTGGCTTGAATGACAACCGCCGCCAGTTCTTTAAGGTCATAGACGCTGCTTGTAGGGGCGAAGTCAAAAAGGTTGTGGTCGAACACAGAGACAGACTGACTCGCTTTGGCTTTCGAACCATTGAACGCTTTTTCAAGGGCGTGGGTTGCACGGTAGAAGTCCTTGAACAAGTAGAAGGGAAAAGTGAACACGAAGAATTGGTCGAGGACATCTTAACTATCATTGTAAGTTTTAGTTCGAGAATCTATGGAGCGCGAGGCGGTCGCAAGCGCAAGGAAAGCTCCGATGCAGAGAGCGCATAAGGTTCGATTGAATCCAACGCCGGAACAGGAGAAATATCTGCGCCAGGCTTGTGGGACGGCGAGATTTGTTTTTAACTGGGGCCTGGCTGAATGGCAACGTCAATACGAATCTGGGGAGAGGCCATCGGCTTATATTCTGAAAAAGCAATTCAACGCCATTCGACGCGAACAGTTTTCCTGGTCTTATGAAGTAACCAAGTGTGCGGTTGATACCGGTTTCCGCAACCTTGATAATGCCTTCAGAAACTTCTTTCGGCGGTGCAAAAACGGAGATAGCAAAAAGGGCTATCCCAAATTCAAATCTAAGAAGCGGTCAAAGTTATCTTTCAGAATGGACGGGTCACGGGTTAGCACCGAAGGTCATTGGCTCAAGTTGGAAAAGCTAAATGAACCAATCAATATGGCAGAAGAACTGCGATTTGATGGCGAGATTAAGTCGGTTACGATCTCCGAAGATGCAGGTTGTTGGTATGCCGCTATCAACGTAGAGGTAGGGCCGCCAGGACACAAGCATCTGCAAGAGTCGGTTGGGGTAG